CTTTGTGATTTTATTAACAGCCTCTGCAATTGCCTCTGATCCGGCCATACCTTTTGCATCAAAAGTTGCACCAGAATCTCTTACTAATGCTGATTCTCCTTTTGCAAATCTTCTATCAAGGAATTGATCACTTAACAATGTTTCTATTTCATTTAATGCTTCCAATCCAGCTGCACTTAATTGTCCTTCTTGTTCAGTAGTTAAATCATTAAGTTCATCTTGCAAAGTAACAATATCTAATAATTTTCCTTCATCCATATTTAACATTTGTGCTAACGTACGTCGAGCTTCTATGTTTTCAATTAATTCTTTACGATGATCTCTTGTTAATTCTTTAATTATATCCATCTGCGTTGCAGCATCTCCTTCTATAGTCGCTCTATTATATGCAGCTGCAACGTTTTTGTAATTTTGTGTTTCTAATCGTTTACCAGTAAACAATTGAAATTCATATGTTGCTTGAGTTTGTTTTTGAATATCTAACATTCCATCACCGGTCTTTTTTAGATCAGTTAATGTTAATCCAAATCGTTTAGCTTCAACAGTTGTTCTCATTAAAGCTTCTGGCATCATTCTACTATATTGTGCAAGTATATCTGTACTAGTTTCTGATATTTCCCCGAAAAATGTTTGAAATGCTCCGGTAATATTTTCATCTTGCATTTGAGCTGCTACTTGTATATACTCATCAATTGATGGTATTAATTCTCGATTTTGTAAATTTGTTAGTTTTCGAACAGATAATGCTTCTTTATCTGATAAACTCAATCTTTCTCGAAGTATATCATTGGAAAGAAGTAAATTTTTAAAATATGGTTGAGAAACTTTGTCTAGTCTTCCTAATCCAGGAGTTAGTTTGTTTATTTCTGTAAAATAAGCTTTTGCTGTTTTAGTGTTAACGCCTAGTTTTAAGCCTAGTTTATCAATTTGTTTTCCTACTTCTTGTGCTCCACCAGATGTTAAATTAAATTCTTTAGCAATATCTCTTACTCGTTCTTCTAAAATATCAAATTGAGATACTACTGCTTTAGTTCCCTGCCCTGCTAGTCCAAGAATTCTTATTTGTCTTTCTAGTAGGGTGTTTGTTTCATCAATAGTTTTAGCATATTCTGCATATTTATCAAGAAACTCTTTTAATTTTTCTGTTTCAAATAATTGGACTTTAATTGGATCGTTGTTATTATTGCCTCCGCCGCCGCCTCCACCGCTGACGGGTCTCCCACCTGGTTTGTTGCTGACCCTAGGTAATTGTTTTAAATTATATATTAGAGTTTGATTTAACAAGATGAATATCCTTTCTTATAAATATTTAAAAAGGACCTTTTTCTATTTTTTTAGAAGATTTATTTCCAGATTGAAGTTTTTCTTGAGCTTCTTTTTTATCATTGTATATTTTTTCTATTTTTTTTATATAAAATGATCGTAGATATACTGGCATATAATATAATGTCTCCCAATCCCACTTTCCTTCACCGAGCCATAGCAAGTCAAATAAATTGGAATGTAACATTGGTCTATCTTTAGAGCTCAGGCCAAAAAAGGTCTGGTCCAAATTGAAACCCGGCTGTAAAGGTGCCTCCGTCTTCACCTTCAACTTCTATTTCTGTTACTAATCCAGGCATATTGTCTAAAACATGTTTTTGAAACTTTTTAGATTCTAGAAATGTAAAATCATATTGAATATATTTTTTTATATCTTCTATATTTCTTTTTTTATTAATTTCACGTATCAATGTTAGCAAAAATGATGAAATACGATTTGATTCTGTAATTTCGAAATTTTGTTTTTTTGGAGCATATGAATAATGAATTATAGATCCATCTTCACAATGATATATACATTCTCCAGCTTCATTTGTATCTAAATCAATTGATTTAAATTTTAAATTATTTAAATTTACAGAACGATTAATTTTATTTTTTGTTTTTGGATCAGTAACTGTGATTGGATAATCACTACCATATGCTGAAATTCTAGCATTTACAATTAATGCTTCTTTATCAAAAACAGCTAATTCATTGATATCAATATCAGAAGTTATCAATGAATCTAAAAGTTTATCTAATACCACTCCTTCATTTATATATGATCCATTTGTTAATATATCTTCATCATATGCGGTCATATGACGCATTTCAACACTACCTTGTCTTAGTAAACTATCTTCTGGATATATTTTACCTGCAGATGGTAATTTTACTATATCAGCTGGTAATTTTGATTTTTGTTTTTTATCGTATTGTTGTTTTGCTAAATTAATTAAATTTTTATCATCATAACGATCTGTTACTTTTGCCATATAAAACTCCTTTTAATAACTTTATTATAAATATCAGTTACTTGAAAAATAGATTGAATATATAAATGCAGTTCCTAATAAAGCTCCACCAAAACTCGATATTTGATTTCTTTCAGAACGAGAATTTTGATAACCTATTCTTCTTTCATTAGACCATCTCTTATCTGTTTTAGGTTTTAGGATTGTAAATACCACCGGTGGAACTGCAGTAAACACTAAAGATGAGAATTTAGGATTTCTTGATAATCCTCTTGTATTATAATAAGTATAAAAAAAAGAACTAAAAAATCCTATTGTAAACGGTACCCCTGATACGTGATTTTTAAATCCATCTACCCTACCCATTACATAATCATCCATTTGTTTTAAAGTAATGGGTTCATTTTTTTCTTGATATAAAATTGTTTTTACTCCATCTCGTTTATAACCATATACAAAATCAATAGGAATATCTTCAATGTAATTTCCTTTTTGATATAAGATTAAATTAGTATCAACATAAACTATATTTCCTTTAATAGGTTTTTCTTCATATCTAAAGATAGTATCTTGCGAAAAAATACTTGCAGAATAAAATAATATAATTAAAATGATGTTTTTCATATGTTACTTGTATTATGTGTAACAGTATGAAATTGAATAGACTCTTTATAATAAATATTTTTGAACAGTAAAAATGGGAGCCAGAACTCCCATTTATTTAAAAAAATTAATACTTTAATACTGCATAATCATATGATAATGTCAATGAAATTTCAACTGCAGATTCGTTTGACCAATCCATATCTCCAAATGATGCATCATTAATATATGCTCCTACTAATTCCCATTCTTCTATTTTCTCACCTGTTGGTGATAAAGAATAAAAATTAATATTTCTTTTATATGAAGAAGCACCTGTTGCATATCCATCTCTACCAGTTAATGATTCATGATGATTACGAATCCATGTCATTACTGCTTGTGCTCCGGATGGAACAATTGCATCATATAATGTTATAGTGAGGTCTTGCCATCTTGTTTTTCCCTTAACTTTTCTTTCAACATTAATATGATCTAAGACTACATTTCCGTTATTAACACTTGGTCTACCAGATGCTTTTATTAAATGAGATGGAATATCTTGAAATTCCATAATAAACCTATTGGTCATTTTAGGTTCCCAATCAAACGCTTTTGCAAATAAATCGGTATAATCGACTCCTGCTAAATTTTGTTCTAATTGAGTTTGACCTTGATTTGGTAATTCTTTAAGTAAATCTATGTTTATTGACATTTTATATCCTATTTTATATAAATATATTCATTTCCAAAAATTAATCAGGAAATGAAGCACCAGTTGGTTGAATAGTAAAGTCTAACACAATAAATTCTGCAGTTCTGGTTGGCTGTAAGAATAATTGTCCTACTAAAAAGTTTTGATCAATTACATCTGGTGTATTATTTGTTTCATCCATTATTACACGGAATGCACTTAAACCTGATTGAGCTACTACATCTTGTAAATAAGGATTTACTATTTGTAAAAATCTATTTCTTGTTGATGCAGTGTTTTGTTCAAATACTAAAAATCTAGTAGCAGAAGCAATAAATTTCTTAACGGTAATTAATAATCTTCTAACATTAACTCTATCTAATGCAGATGGTAATGCTTGTAATGTTTTTTGTCCCCAAATACATACTCCTTCATTTGGAAAATTAGCAATTGGATTAATTCTATTTTCATATAATTCATCTCTATCCGATTGAGATAGTCTTATATATGTTTTAGATACCATTGATAATCCGCCTCTATTTAATCCTGCAGGAGCAAACCATGGATGTGCAATTCTATCTGTAAATGATAATACGCTAGGAACAACTACTGATGGTGGTACCCATAATGATTTTGGTGCACCAGCTGGTTGTGCTAATACCCATGGATAATATGTTGCTGCATAACTTGAATCCAATGTTTTAACAGTATTCTTAGCTGTGCTAATGTTACTTGTTTTCCCAACAGGATCCATTACATAAAAAG